TCTTCAATTCGTTTCCATGCTTTTGTTTCAATTAACTTCTTGAATTGTTGGGAAGCGTTTATCGTATCGGATATCTGTTCGGGATTATTTGCTTTATGCAGCCTGTCCCACAGGCGGTGTGGTAGTGTTTGCATTTAGTACTGGTTTGGTAATTAATAATCGGGTTTCATGTGGGACTCCTCCACCGTTACCCTTATCGGATACAGCTGGAGGAGTTTCAGATGATAGTACAGGCGGAGGGACGGTTGTTGGCGGTGCTGGAGGTGGTGTCGCTTGTTCTGACAGTTCGTCAACGTCGTCTTCGCCGAGATCATATAACATTCCTTTTCTCATTAAATCTTTAGCTTTTTCGCTTGGATTTTCAAATGGAATCTTTCCTTGAGCTGTGATTATTGTATTCCATTTTTGTAGTCTTTGGTTTTTGGCGGCGGCTTCGGTTGATCCGGCGTCGACTATAAAGTTTACCGGTCCTTTCAGTCTTCTTATTGCACTTGGAGTTATCACTGTCTTTCCTTCGTTTATGTATTGAGCTTCATCAAAAAATCTCATATTTCGTTGCACGTACATTGTTCCCATTGCTTTTAATCCTAAATTCTCAAATAGTTGAAGTTTAAGTGAGAAGCGGGCGTTTGCGGCCGCTTGAAGATTTTCTACACCTCCTGCTGTTTTATTCATTCCTGGGGCTGATTGACCTGTTGTATAATCCGTTACTCCCGAAGTGTTTTGAATTATCTGATCCCATTCTTGATATTCTCTGAAGGCTGACGCTTTGGTTGATCCTGGATCAACTGGGGCCAGACCGTTTAGATCATTCATCTGGACTACTCGTCCTGGCTCTGGTGTAAATTCTTCGCCTTCTATCAGTGCCGTTGGATCCAGCTTCCAGATTCTCATTAGGTCGTAGAAGACGCTGTCTGACTTCATATTTGCCTGATCGCTCATATGGTCTTCTATCTTTTTAATTGGATCCGGTTCTCCCCAAGCATAAAGTTGCCCGGGGATTGGAATATCTTTCATCAAAAATAATCCTAATTTTCCGTCTCCGTTTGGATTACCCGTTTCTCTAATCGTTAATTTCTCATTTATTATTATTCCATATTTATCTGGCTCTTTTACAAACCATACTTTGAACTGTCCTTCTTCCTTATCTTTGGTCCGGTAGTCAGAGGACCCGAATATCTGAGCTACTTCATCATCATAGTTTGTTGATTCGCTGGTTGATCCATATTCTTTTTGGGCTTTCATTTTTTTGAAGACATCGACGTTTTTATATGATTCTGGGGATATTTTTATCATATTCATGATTTCATCCTGCGTCATGAATTCTTCTATTATCGCATAGCTGAGTTCTAAGGCGCTTTTCTTTTTGGTATCCGGGAAGACGTGGAAGATAGATCTGTGGTTGTAGACTGGGGCGTCTATTACATTTCTTTTTACCTTTACTATTTTCCAGTCTGGCTCGACTCCATAGAATAATATTTTTTCCATATTGTCCCATGAAGGATAATTTATCCCTAATTGAACGCTATATGGTTGCCATTCCTCGACCTCGACTTCTTTTTTATACCACGGCACTTCTCCCCAGGCGTTTCCGGTTATAAAGCATTCTTTTAGACCTGAGACCAGCCGGGCGAAGATGGGATCGTCGATTAAGTATGGATGATTTATCTGATATTTAATTAGCTCTTTCATTGCCAGTTCGTCGTTCACATCGTTTTTCATGTCGGTTTTGATATTAAAGTTCATCATCCGATTGAACATTCTTGGCAGGATTGTTTCGACTATTTGATAGGAGATTGGGATCGACATTGTACTGTAGAATGGGTAGGCTTTTTCGTCGGCTTCGATTGCCTCATCAATAATTCTTATAAAATAATGTTTGTAGTTATCAATAAAATTATTGAAAAAAGGCTCGACGTATTCTTTTGAGAGGTTATACCTCTTTTTGTTTTGTTTGACAAAATCATCGTCATACTCAGGTAGTCGCATATGCTTTCATTCTGATACTTTTTAAATTAAATGTCAATAGGTTCTCGTACTTTACTTTCTTCATCGGCTTCTTGATCCGATTTTTCTTGTTCTTAATGCCCTATAACGTGCGGCTGGGCTGGTTTTATTTTGTACCGATTGAACTGACACCCTAAATGGATGTAACTTTAGTATGTAATAAGCGCCTGATACCGAGATCACTCTATCGTCATAGTTGCCTTCTGAAGCCCCCATTGATCCGTCTTCGTTTAAGACGTATGTTGATAGTTCCTGGGCGGTTTCAAAATCAAGATATGGAAGTTGGCTGGTCCTTACTAAGTTTTGCATATGACCTATGATCAATGGTTTTGTTTTTAGGTCGGTTCTCCATCCGAATTGTTTAGTTACTTTCTTTTCTTTTTCGTTTAATGTTTCCCTCATGTATAAATGCGGATAGCTTAAATCTCGAAGTCGGTCTATCGTTGACTGGCCCATATTGTTGATTTCGATCACCACCTCTGCGTCGTTATAATAATGTCCAAGTTCGTTTAGTTTGGTTCCCATTAAATGAGACTCTATCCTTGCGTGGAAATGCGCTACTATTTTCCATGATCTTTTGGCCAGGACGTGGGCGCTACAGTAGTCGTCTGATTCCGCGATGTCGGCGAATATTATGTATTGACTGCCGGCCATTGGTTTTCTCCAGATTTTCAGCCATCCTTTTTTGGTTCCACTTAGTGATACGTTTGGCACTATTCCTTCAAGATTGCCAACGAACACTGGATCGGGGGCGCTTGCTTTATATTTTTCTACTTCGTTTACAGGGAATACCGGGTTACCTGAGAATAGGAATGCCTCAACGTCGTCTGATGGGAATTCCTGCTTCATCATATCGTGGGGATTTCGACCTTCCTCAGATACTAAACTTCGCTCCATTTTCCGATACCATTCTATTGCGGCCAAGTCTACATATCCTTTATTCTTTTCGGATTCCAGCTTCGGGAATCGCATTGTCAGCCTTTTTTCTTCCTCGGTTATGTCTTCTATTTTTAGTCCGGTATTTTCTATCCGGTAGTCTGGGTTGCTGAACCAAGGTAGAAAGTGTGCCACAAATTCACTATCCCCTCGCTTGGCTCTTTGATATTCAAGGTGGTGTATTGTTCCCTGGCCGTTGGCTGTGGTTTCTTTTACTATCCAAGTGTGGGGATCGTTCAAGGGTACGGCTCTTATTAGACCTGTCATTATGCGTCCGTGTTCTTTCCACCGACTTGATTCTGACATATGGACATAGTGAGGTGTATCCCCTCTGCCGAATGCCCTTGCTCCGGCCGTTCCAATGTAGAATTTACTGTGCATAACTTCGTTTGTAATATCTCCTTCTGTTGTTTTGCCTGGGATATAAAAAGTTTTGAGCCACGGAGGTAGGTGATTTAAATAAAAATCAACCTTTTCAAATAATCTTTTTGTCGCTTCTTTTTCGTGACTTATACAAACTGCCCAGGCATTTGGTATTAGTAAAAATTTAACCGTTAAAATTGCCAAGATTTCTGTTGATATTCCCAGTTGTCCGGCTTTGACAAGATCATCCCGGTAGGTCATTTCTTTATAAAAGATATTTTGTGGCTCGTTAAAAATAAAAGGCACTGTTTCTTTATCTTTATTTACAACCCAGAAGCCAGCTTGAATTATTGTTCTTGGATCTTCGTGAGCCATTTTCATCAAGCCTTCTTTAGATTGAATCATGATACTGCCTCCTTTAGATCTCTCATTTGTCTTTGGTGGACCGTGCGGTGGTCTTCGTTTGCAACGTCCGGGCGGAAGATTTTTTGCTCTGGCAATCCATATTGAACGCCCGACATTACCTCTTGAGGCGATAAGTTCTTCATTTTCTCTTGTGGCGTCTTACTGGTGAATCCTATCCATTTTCCGCAAATACTCCCTCTTGTATCCATTCTCGTCGCACCTGTGTCATTGTAGTGTATTTTTTGGCATCCGTAGCAGTTTATCCCATGACGGCAGTAATATTTCTTCTTACCCTCAATATTTACTTCCGTCCATCCCCAATTGTCTTCGGAGTGTATTTTGTGACAGACTATGCAAAGATGTCTTATTTCTCCTTTCGGTATATTAAATGAGTAAAATTTAGGTTCTGGCATAGTTTTGTCTGTTTTTTGATTCCCTCCGGGTTGGATCATATTGATCTGGAATATACCCTTCGTCTATTTTCTTTATTTCGATCTCAGTCATAAATTGGATTTTATAAGCGTTTTCTATTCCCATAGCACCATTCCAGCTATCCAGGCCGAACATTGTCATTCTATGGTCTATATCTATTGGTTTTGTGGTCCGGCCGATTATTGTTTTACCACTTCTTAAATAATAATTAAAAATAATCTCCTCGCCTCGGTGGATTGCCAACCAGATTTTTCTCAACTTTTCTTGGTAGTCCATACGTTACTTTTTTCTCGTTGGTGTCCATCCGTGTTTTATAGCTTGGGCGACTCTTTCAAAGTCTGAACGTGCTTTGGCAGATTTAAAATGCCTTATCTTTCCAGAGGACATTCTCAATCTATTTCTGCTAAGTTTCATAGTTTTAATAACTAATAATTACAATGGTAAGTTTTTAACAACTTCTCTAATTCTATTAGACAATTCTCTTATATCATTTATTGATTGTTTTAATTTTGACATTGGTGGTGTTGGGGTTTTATTTTTCTCTTCTAAGGACTGATTGCTTTGAAAAACCTTTCCCTCTAACTTAAAAACTTCTTCTCTTAATTGTT